CTTGACCGTCCCACTATCGCTCTCCTCGAGGTCACCGCCGCGCTGCATGCGGACGCTGACAGCGTACTCGCCGTGCAGCCACCCTTGAGTGATCGTTGCAGGGACATGCAGCAGATGATTGCGCCCATCAGGCACAGCGAGCAGATCGATGACCGACGGCCCGCGCAGCGCCACCGACAGGCGCCACTCGGGCGCCGGGTACGCGGGCTGCACCACCAGACGCCTGAGCGTCAGTCCAGCCTGGATGCCGTTCGGGAAGATCTCTGCCATTTCACCAGGAATTGATCCAGCCGCCTCGTCTGCGGGCCGGGGTTGCGCGGGTTCTGCGGGGTGCAGTGTTGGCAGGCGAAGCCTCCTTTTCCACTGGTGGTTTTTCCCGTGCCGGCATCGATGCGGCCACGCCACGATCCGCCCGACCCGTATCGGCCGACGCATCCCCGGTAGGCGCATCCGGCATACTCTGCGCCTCGGCTGCTGCCTCACGCTCTTGCGCATCGTCTGTCGCGCCCCTGCCGTCTCCAGGCCGAGCACTGCGGCGCACGGCTGTCGCCTGCTCGATATCCTCCTCGGTCAGCCCCAGGCGGCGCGCGGCCAGCTTCAGCGACGGATTGGTGATCTTGAGCGCTGCGAGCGCGTACACGCGGCAGTCCAGTGCCTCGTTGCGCTCGACCGTCTTGTGCCACTCCCGCACGGGGAAACCCCGCACGTAGCGCATCGTGAGCTTCTCGGCCGTGATCTGCCGGAACCACTCAGCCCCTCGCCCCTCGGGCACGTGGCAGTAGCCCGGGCCCGGCGCCTCGACGGCCAGCCGCCGCATCACCACCAGTTTGGCCTCATCCACGCCCACCGGGAAGAGATCGATGCGCCGCCCGCGCTTACCGCTACGCTTGCGCGATGGCGATCCGACAATGGGCCTGCCCCAGCCCGCCACCCCCTTGATGCCGAAGATCCGGCGCCCCGCCTTACCCTTGAGCCAGTCATACGCCGACTGGGTGTAGCCCGACGTGCCCCCCGTATCGACACAGGCCGCAGAGATCGGCAGCTGGGCGCCGGACTCGTGCTGCCAGCTGTGCCCCAGCAGATCGTCCAGATCATCCCAGACATCGCCCTGTAACGGATCGCCCCACAGCACCTGGTAGTCGACGCTCCAGGACTCCTCGGCAATCCCCCAGGCAACGATCTCCACCTCCAGGCGGTCCAGTTGCATGTCGACGCCAGCCGTCAGCACCAGCCCACCCATGGGCACGGGTGCGGCAAACGGCTCGATGCGCTTCATCAGCGTCTCGGAATCGGCCTTCTCGCCCGCCTCTTCCCAGGTCTCGGCAAGCGAGACGTTCACAAACGTCTGCAGATCGCCCGAGGCCTTCTTGTCCAGGTAGCTGCGCACGATGTCCCGCAACCGCCGGAACGTCGAGTACATCTCGCTCAGGTGGTAGCTCGCGTGCCCACGGAATGGCCTGCCCGCCTGCCACCGGCCAGCCCGGATGGCGGCCTTGCGCATGCCATCGTCCCAGAGGCTGCCGCAGTGCGCGCAGGTGTAGCGCGCCGTCTCCGGAAACTGCTCGGCCTGCTCGTCTCCCTTGCCCTGCCAGGTCACGTTGTCCCACCTCAGCACCTGGTATTCGCCACAGTCCGGGCACGGCACGAAGAAGCGGCGCTGGTCGCCTGCCTCGAATGCCCCCTCAATGTAGCTGGCCCCCTTGAGTGTCGGCGTGCTGATCTCCAGGAGCTTCTTCTGGTCCCCGAACGTCGCCGCGCGCTGCCAGATGAGCGACACCGGATGTCCTTCGGCCGTGACCTCATAGCCGTCAACCTCATCGACCACGATGATCGGGGCCGATCGCCCCCGCATCGTCTTTGGCGACCCAGACCAGGCGAACATGAGAAAGCCGCCTGGATACGATTTCATGGTGCTGTTGTTGATGCCCTCTCGGCCGCGTGGTTTTGCCAGCCGCGACCGAAGAGTCCCATTGGCCTCAACCATTGGCTGGAACTTCGTGTTCAGCCAGACCAATAAATCGGTCTCCGAGGGCTGCATCATCATCTGAGACGCTGGCCGCATGGCGATGTGATAACCCTGGCCGCACAGTGCCAATTGCGTCTTGCCCACCTGCGCAGCCCACATCAGCGTGATGCGTTCGCACTCCGGATCAATCAGCATATCCAGCGGCTCGCGCTGATACGGTGCGTTGTCGAATCGGATCATGCCGGGCACCGCGTTGCCACTCGGGATGCGCACGTGCCGCTCGGCCCACTGACTGGGGGTCAGGTCCGGCGGCGGCTGCAGAAAGCTGCGGCAGCGGGCAAAGATCCGCGCCAGCGCCGCGCTGTTGTCAAAGCTCCCCATCATCGCCCTCGATGTCGTCAGACGGCTCGATCAGCGACCGGGTGTCTGCCAGCGCCTGCAGTACCTGGTCGATCTCGGCCAGCATCATCCGCTTGATCGCCGACTCGTCCTTGGCGCCGGCCAGCGACGACGCGATGCGCCCGGGAATGTTGCGGATATTGGTCTGCACCTCAGCAAAGAGGCTGCCCAGGTTCTTCTCCAGCTGCGCCACACCCACCACGTCACCCCGCGCGCGGGCCAGCTCGATCTCGGCCATGTCGGCCTGCGCCTTCGTGAGCCTCGCTTTCTGCTCGTGGTAGTCGATGGGCGAGTCGGAGCTGCTGCCTCCCCGCTCCTGCAGGTACCGAACGTACCCCTGCACGGCCGGCGCAAGCTCATAGCGCCCGCGCTCGGCCCTGGGAATCACACCCTCGCGCGTGAGCTGCTGCACGCGCCGCTCGGACAGCATCAGCAGGCTGGCGATGGTGGCAACCGAATGGGTTGCATCACTGGGCATGGCCGCAGGGCGTCATCATGGGCACGCACCAGCGGCTCAGGCGCCCGGCGCCAGGGTGCGGGCAGCCGTTCGCGTCCCGGGCGTCACCGAGCGCTGCGCGTTTCGGTTCCGTTTCGTTTTGGCAGGCACCCGCTGAGGTTGGCGGGCGCGCGCCAACACCCTGTTTTTATAGGGGTTATCGTCCTCCTGATGGAGGGCAGGCGCCCGGCCAAAACGAAACGAAACGGAATTTTTCGCGCACGCACACGCCAAATTCCGGGGCCGTTTGCGCCCCGCAGCCAGGCCCGGCCAGGAAGTACCTTTGACCCGGGGGTGGTGAGCGGCCCCTGCCGCCCCCCGAGCGGCCGATGGCGACGCGATCAGCGCCAGTGTCTGCCGCATGGAGGCAGCCAGGCGCGGGCGGCGTACAGGACGCTGCGCCAGCCATTGAGGATGGGCGCTCGTCATTCGCTCTGCTCCCGCCAGCTGCTGCCGGCCATGCTGTCGTCGGCCGCCTGGGCGGCGGATTGTCTCTTGCCCTGCATCGCACGCACGGCGGCAGTCAGCGCCTGGTGACGCTCGGCGCAGGCGTAGTACAGCTGCACCGTTTCGACGTGGTGTTCTATGAGGGATGACAGGCGCCCATCCTGGGCCTCCGGCAGCTGCGGACAGGGGATCATCAGGGTCTCAGGGACGGGTCTTGCGCTGGGGGGCGCGATTCGGCTTACCAGCATTGCCGGCATTCCAGACGCGCAGCCCGTCAGCATCCAGGCGGCAAGCATCGAGATTGGGGCGCGTGCGTACATACTCGGTCACGACTCGGGTAACGACCTTCTGTTTTTGGATGCGGGCCAGCTCCTGCTCCAGGTGCTCGCGCTCGATTGCAGCAGCAGCTGCTGCGGCCTGGCGCTCACGGATGACGGCCTCGGTCATCTCCTTGAGCGCCTGCTGATCCCGCTCGGCCAGGATCTGGGTGTAATGCGCGGTGGCGGCCTGCTTTCCGCTGGCGTAGCCGCGCAGGTAGGCCGCCATCACCACGGCCAGCAGCACCGCGCAGGCCGCGACCAGCGGCCCCTGGCGGCGCGCCAGGATCAGCGTCTGCAGTGCGCTCGCCATCACGCCTCACTGGTCGACAGCGGCACCGCTGCCATCAGTGGCGGCGGCCCAGCGTCGTCGATCGGCACACCCAGGGGCCAGCGGTAGGACGTAACACGCGCGGGGGAAAACGCGCGGATGTTGACCTCATCGGCCTGGTTGCCGCCCAGCACGAGCAGGTTGCCCTGCACGTCATGTCCCACCAGGAAGCCGACGTGACCGCCGCCTCCAGCGCGAGAGAACGTCACCACGCAGCCGTAGATGGGGCGTGCCAGACCGCGCCCCCAGCTCTCCCAGCTGCGCGCGCTCTCGAAGCGGGTCGAGGCGATGCCGACCTCCTCAAGCATCGCGCCCACAAATGCACTGCACCACGGTGTTTCGTCGTCGCGGATGCCGCCCCGGAAAATGGCCCGCCACCACGAGAGAATCTTCGGCTCGTGACGCGGGCCACGAATCTCGCGCGTGCCGATGTAGCGGCGCGCCTCAGTGATCCAAGTGGGCTCCCTCACGATCCCTCCTGCTCGGCGGCGGGCCAGCGCTCAGCCGCTTCGATCTGAGCCAGTTTCTGCTTCATCTCGGTGTTCTCGGTAATCAGCTGGATCGTTCGTCGGTGCATCTCTGCTGCTTGCGCGTACAAGTCGCGATTCACGGTCGCCAAGCGCTCGATCTCGGCACGCAGCAGCGCAATGAACTCCACCTCCCACGCGGCTCTCTGCGCTGCTGCGCCTTCTTCGACCAGTTTCCGGTAGACGAAGCGCACAACAAAAGCCGTGATGACACCACCGGCGCCCCCCGCGCCCGCGCCCGCCAGCCGCGCC